GCACCCTTTTCTCACCAGTAATTCCCTCTGTTGTAAAAGGAAATCCTGGTGACGTCGTCATGTCAAGCGAATCCAAATAAGGATAACCAACAACTCCGTTGATTGCCTCATGTTGGGTGAGGATCCGATTGAGACGAATAGTCTTCACACCTCTCACGTCCTGTAGGATTGACTTTCCTACTTCCTCAATGTGCTCGAGCGGAAATGGTTTGCTCAATGTTCCATACTTGTTCATCGCAGCCAAGTAAGTATTCTCCTTCAAGCGAGAATCCTTCATATTAACTATGCACGGGCTAGTAATAGCCGGCGCTATAAGCCCGTATAAAGGAGACTCACGTATCTTGGATTTCCCTACTGGCACGACAGACCTGTCTGAAACAGCATACAAACTCAAAACGCCTTCAAGTTTAGCCTTATAGTAGTCCTCATCTGTCGGGACTGACCAACCTGAATGCATTTCTGCTCGCTCGAATACATCTTCGAAAGAGTTCAAAGTTTCCTCCAACATTCCACGAGTGACATAAAGAGTTGTCGAGCACGTGCCTCTGCACGCACCTATGTTCACACCGACAATCTTCTGCGCCATGAAATCATCATCTACCATAACAAGCGAACCACAATCGCCTGCAACCGATGGTACATTGATAACCCCACACATATGTTGCTCAATCTCACTTGCTACACCATTTCTCATGGTCGTATACACAGCTTCAGTCATATCTTTTACGACAGTACCATGATGGTACTCCAAACTATCCCATTTGTGAATCAAACTAACAATCTTTCGATTACCTAGCTTTACTGATCCATCCCAAAAATGTTTAAGAATAGTTGGTCGTGCTGAAACGATATTGTGAAACTGGTATAAAACCAGATCTCGCTCACCTCTCTCAGTCTTGATTTGCCTCAAGCGTTTACTCTCAAAAGGAATGACAAACGGCTCTTTTTGAAAGTGGCTATATAACATCATTTTACTCCCATCTTTCTTAAACACGCGATTTCCATCGCGCGTTTCCCAAAAAAGATGAGCGTTAAGCAACGCTACATTTCCACGAACAAAAATACCATTCGTATGATTCTCACCTTCAAAAGCCAACTTAAAACAATTTCTTGACCAAGATTTAGCTAAACTCATTGTAGCTCCTGCATGAACAACCGTCTTCGTCCTGACATTTCTATCAGTGGCCTCACCCGAATTCACCTCAGTCACTGCAACAGCTGCCCTTTGGCGTGTCCAATCATTAAAGTAAGCTAAGCCTGCAACAATCGCGCTAGCGAAACTGCATGATATAAAAGCTTTCCTCCAATTGACACCGTAATGATACACCTGTTTCATGTATAAATTACCCAAAAGCATACCCAATCCTGACGACACTCCAACCACTGCCATGTGAAAAAGCTTGTTATTCGCCATGTACTGTGAATCAGTTTTGAAATCTCCCATTACTTCTTCTAAAGTGAAACCATGAGATTCCGTTGGAGTTTGTCCTGTCAAGACTTCCTCATTTTTGACCAAGTTGTTCCTAAGCCGCATTTCTGCAGCACGTTTGCTAGATTCGAGTGCCTCCTGCGCATTGATGGTTATCAATCGTTCAGTGATGTCCGGTCCTTCCAAAACAGCTCCCCACTTAGCAGGGTTTGGTCTAATGTTCTTAAAAAGCATGCTGTCAGTTGCTTTTGTAATCTTGTCTGAGATTCGCTTCTTCTTCAAAAAAGCCAAAGATGTTTCATAAACAGCTCTTTCAAGTCCAACTGCTCCTTCCATCTTCCATAACTCACGATAGTCCTCTCCGTCCACAAAACCCAGTCTTGCGACTGACGCATGTGAAAAATCATCAAGAACTTCCGTGTGTCCTGGAAGAAATCTGATATCAAACATAATGTCTTTTCTCCTGTTAATAGCTTCGGCACTGTTCAGAGTTGATGGATTCAACTTGGTAGTATTACCATTAGCTATTATCACTTGAAAATTTAAAATGTCTCCTTTCAGACCCATTGAGTATTTGTCCTCAAAAGCTATACTCGCAAAAGGCGCGTAGTACGCCGGTCTTGAACACATCAAGATCATCTCCCTCAAATCGGCTTCTTCCCTATCCTGGTTATAATCATCGAGCACACAGATTTTGTGGCGCTCATATATACAACCATCCCAGGTTTCACCCAAAGGATTTCTAGGATAAGTTATAGTATCCAATTCTTCTGCTGTCTTATCAGGATAGCAGGCACTCGAAAAAGCCATTGTATATGTCGATTTCCCGACACCTGAGTCGCCTGATGTTCTTATAACAAACGGCTCAATACACGTCTTTTTCTTCCAACCTCTAGTGCTGGCTAGTCCATCACATTCTTTGATGTACCTCAACACTTCCAGTGTTGGCGCGTTACCCTTAACTTTACAATCAGCCATGTAAAGCTTCCTAATCTGCTCATATGAGTTTCCCCATTTGTTAACAGACTCTGCATCTTGATTAAAGATGGCGACCTGAACACTAGTAGCTAACACACTCATGGTGTGCAAGTAAGAGCCTTCTGTTCGAAGTTGCTCTGCTAAATAGTATCTTGGATCACTACCCATAAACAAGCTCTGTATACAATCTGGAAAAAAGGTAACAAATTTTCCAAGAAGGGTCCCTATATTCCTAACTCCCGAAAAAAGCGTGTTGAAGGATCGACATCCCTCCATAGCATCTTTCATCCTAAATCCAACTAGGTTATTGGCCGCAGCCAAACCTTGCATTAACTTGACATACAAGTTAACCAAGACCCCATCAGTTAGTCCATGGGATTGCACCTTCTCTGGATCTCGACCATCGACTGTTGTAACTTCTTCCTCTTGGGAAGAACTCCAAATAGTCATTTCCAACCAACTACCA